TTTACTCTGACGTGTACCCCCAGTAAACCCGGTACCAAGCATACCTAACAAACCATCCGGTTCATTTAAACCTTCTATTGGGTTTAAAGGTACTGTATCCGGGTCTACAAGTGCTGCGTTTTCTATGAGTTCGCTTCTGTCAAAAGGGCTAATAAATATAGAACTTATATCATTCCCAGTAGATGCTACTCTAGTGTCTGCTTTAGGGCTAGGGTAACGTCTATCTAAACCATCTAATAAATCAGCAAACATTTCTGCTCTATTTGTTTCTTTGTTAGATTCTTGTAAATTCCATTGTGAATCCAGAGCTTCTTTAGCCGCTACTCCATAATTACCGTCTTCTAAAGCAGCCCAAGTATTTTTTAAAGCATTCGGGTTTATCGAATCATTCCACCAGTTTTCACCTAACTGATAATTAACTGAGGTAAGTCTTCTAACAAAATCTGGGTTGTCTTCAAGTCCTAGTTGTTGCGCTTGAGAACTAGCAGCTGAATATGCTCTAGTTACGTCATCTCGATACCAAGCTTGATTCTGCCCTGGGGGAATCATATCCCCATCTTTATATTTATTTAAATCATCGCCAACTAATTTGTGCCCAATACCAGCTGTGAGGTTGCCTTGACCATCATCATATACATAGTCTCTGTTGCCTTCTTCATTAAGGAGTAAGGCATGGATATCTTTAGGGATATTTTCATAAACGTCGTTGTCAAAATTAACCACATTTAGCTCGTCGGTCTTCCGGAGTTAATAAGTGCATTCATCTCTGCTTGCTGTTTTAAACTCTGTAAAAAAGCGGGGCCTATTTTTTGAGCGTCCTTAGCGTCAATATTAAATTTACTAGATTTACCGTTCGGTAACGTTATGTTAAACATTTTAGCCTTGTCATCATAGGTTAGCGTAGGCAAAGCATTCAGAAAATTTTCCGTTGGCTGACCCTGGTCTGCTACAAAAGGTATTGTTTCTAGAAGAGAATCTACAAAGCTTTTTTTCGCTATATTTTTTATTTGTTGCCTTAGGTAACTGGAATTTGCAGCTCTAAAAGAGTTTATCGATTGAAGATAACTTTGGTTATTTGGGTTAGCAAATTTTCTGTTGGTCTTTATGAGTTTAAATGTCTTAGTAAGTGCTATGTTAGCATCGCTTAAGACTCTATCTACTACCTTATCTCTATCTTGGCCACTGCTTTTTACCAGGTCGTAGATTGCGCCATCTTGCAAGCTTTTAAAAATTTCGTCACTTTCTGCGCTAATATTATCAGAAAGTGTGTTATCAGGTTGTTCATTTCTACCTCTACCTGATAACGCACTAAGTGGTATAAGTTTACCCGTATTAAAAAACCCAACTAAAACGTCTTTATTTATGAGAGATTTACGTAAGTCACTCCCTTGCGGTAAAGATAATGCAATTTGTAGTATAGCTGCGTATTTTGCTTCAAAGGAAGCTTGCCCTAAATTTTGATTCTTAACTGCAGGTATGTTGCTTTGTTGCTTTTTAATTGCATCACTCTGTTCGGTATAGGCTGCTATTTGGCTATTTATTATTTCTTCTATATCCGCATCTGTGGTTTTAGGATCATTTAACGCTTTTTTTAATGCGGGTGAATCTACATTGTCTAAACCTTTTCTTAATAGGGCTTCTTGGGCATCAGAAAGTGGGGAACCTTGAATATCTTCTACAGAGTTATTTAAAGCAAACTGGTATGGGTCATCTTTATATTCTTGTAGTTTTTCTGGGTTATTTTGCAATGCCATAATTAATTTTTTATGTGCGTTTTTACCTTTATCTTCTCCTGATGCTGCTATCTCTTTATAAAAGTTTTCTACGGTCTCTATCTGTGCTTTTCTATCCTCAGTAGTAATTGTTGAGGTATTAGCTAACATATTACCTGTTACAGGACCAGCGTTTCTAGCGGCTTCGATTGCCGCATTAACTTTTGCTTTTTGGTTTATTTGTATATTAGCTATATTCCTATTACTTATTCTGACAGCTTCTTTAGAATATTTGTCTTGGTCAGCTATACTTAAAGAGTTAAATTCATCCGGAGTCATATTAAATACAGTCCCGTTTGTTTGTATGTATTTGTTACCTTTGGTTAGTAAAAAGTCTGATCGAATTGCAGCATCTAATTTTTTAGTTAATGTCTTATCTTTATCTCGTATTGTAAGTTCTGGTCTACCTGCGGTTAGAGAGTCAACCCCAGCCCCAGATGAATCTGCTTCCGCAGCTCCAGCTGCATTAATTTCTGCTTGTATAGCTTTTAATTTGTCTATACGAGATGTGTTTCCATCTAAAATAGTTTTATTTGTTTCGCTTTCAATGCCCCCGCCGCCACTGCTACCGCTGTTATCCTGCCCCATAACATCTATCATAGCCCTACCTTGCCCGTACCCGGGTCGGTTATTAAGAAAATTGCTATAAGAAGCCGTAAACGCGCGGTCAGTTATCATTCGTGGTGTAATTGCATTACCTTGGTTATCAACTAACAGTCCCCTTAAAGTCTTATTAGATTCCTCTATTTCTTGAGGGCTCATATTTTCAAAATTTTCTCCATTGGCTGTAGCATCTGCTGAATAAAAGAATGGTGTACTGTCTTTGTCGTTTTTAAAACTTCTTATACTAGGGTTAGTAATACCGTACGTACCCGATTCGTCAATACCAAAAGTAGACCCTGCAATATCTAAAAATTTACCTTCACCATAAATTTTATAGTCAATACCAAGCCTATTGTTTATTTCAGCAGCCTTGGAAATGTACTCACTTTCTTTATCCCCCCCTTTAAATTTTCCAAGAACAACAAGGTCTCCGGGAGTTATCTTGGCAAAGTTTTCTGGGCTAGCCTTATTTTTTTCTTTGTAAATGTCAAAAGCTTCTTGACTAGCAAATGCGCCATTGGTCTGCTTAAAATCGGAGACGCCATAAAGTTCTTGCATGTCTCCTAGAGAACTAGTTTGTATTTGCATTATTGCGCCAGCATTGTTACCTTCATTTGTATCTGCTTCCTCTCGTGTTATACCAGCAGTATCTCTTTTATTAAAAGGATCAAAAAAAGCAGAAAACCTTTCACCAGCAGTTTGTTTTCTAATTGTGGAGCTATTGCTCCCATATAAATTGTCGTCTAAAGCCATATTAAAAAAATAAAATTACTATCATTGTTAAAAAAAGTATAAGGCTGTGCCTATAGCAGCTGCTGTACCTAAAGCTTGCCCTGCTGCTTGGCGTTGTTGAGCTCGATATGCTGATTTAGCTTGAGTATAAGCATTTTGTCTAGTTACATCATTTTGAGCTGCCGCTCCTAACCCTTGTAAAGAGCTTTGGTTTACACCTTGTCCAATATTAATTAATTCACTTAAAGTTCTATTATTTGCATCAAGTTGGGCAAGACGCGCATTATTTAAACCACCTGCTAAAGCTAAACTTTCTCCTCTTTCAGAGCTAGCTTCTCTTTCGTTTGACAGAGCTTTTGTTTCTTCGAAACCTATTCTATCTCTATTACGCTTAGCAATACCCTCAGCAATATTGGATTGTTGTTCTACGTCGTCTGGTACTGCGTCTACTAAACTAGTATCGTTTCTATTAGCAACCATCTCTTCTTCAAAAGGTCTGAATTCACTTATATATCTTCCATATTGTCTAATTGCAATATCCCCATAAGTTTTATCTGGGTCCACATTGGGTTCTAAACCAGAAGTAAGCATTGCTTCGTCTGTTTTTTTAGCCGCAGCAACCTGTCCTATTACCTCTCCATACGGCTTAAAATTCATTAGACGTTTGCCTCGGTTGTTGTTTTGTTATTGTTATATAGATTTCTATTAATTTGATCTAGCCTACCTTTACCATAAGTTTTAAATGCGCTTAACCCTGTATTGTAGACTATGCCCATATTAGCCCTTCTTAATTCATTATTAGCTTTAGCGTCAGCAAGTCTTTGAGAATTTTCTAGTCTAGAAGCGTTAGCTAAAGCACTACCGGCCATTCCTGCTTGTCCACGAGCTACTTTTAAAACATTAAGTTTTTCTTGGTCTTTTACATTTTTGGCTGTGACATTAGCTGATAATATGTTTCCAATAGCACCAGAGGCTAAATTTGCTTGATTATCAATACTAGATACTAGAGCGGGGTTAAAACTACCTGGCCCTGGTTGAGTTAAAGCAGACATGGCATCAGCATTCGCTCTACCTCGTAATGTTTTTTCAGCATCGTCAGACTTAGATTTATCTCGCATTTCTACAAGTAAAGGATCATAAGTTTGTTCAAAATACTTTTGGTCGGCTAACGCAACTGCGGCTTGCACCTTTTCTGTATTGCCAGGTTGATACTCTTCTTGTTTTGGACTACCACCACCCATACTACACTTCCTTTTTATAAACTGTTGTTACTGCTTTAAATCCATGCTTTTTTGCCGCTCTAGTCCATCCAGGTCGGCTGGAATGAAACTCCATTCCTGTTATATTGGTGTTTTGTACCAGTTCTTCTAAAAACTCTACACCAGAACCTATTATATTATACTTAGGGGCACTATATGCAACCCATAGATACAATGTTTTTTCTCCGCCGGGATCATTAAGTATTGAAACTATAATAAAACCAGCATAATAATCTTTTTCGTATGCCATATACAACTCGGATGTACCACTGCGTAATGCTGTATATACATCTGCCGGAATCCAGTCGACATAAGACTTTGCTGCTACCGTTTTAAGATTTTTTTCAATTTGATTGTACGCAACTCGAATATCTTCAAGTGGTATAAATTCAAAAACTGTATCTTTAATAGTCCAACTCTTTGCCATAACGCCCATACCTCTTCCTGTGGCTAAGACCCGCAGTTTTATATTTAACTGTTCTTTTAACTCCAGTATCTCCACCACGTCCTTTTAATTCCGCTAGTCCTATTTGTTCATTAAACAAACTAAAATAATCAGCCGATGCTTGTGGGTTAGTCCACTCTTTTGCTGGTATTCTTAGTAAACGATAAATAGTTCCGTATAAAATTCCATCGCGATAGGTATCGCTAAAATCTGTATTAATATTATTACTAGTTCGTGTTGGTTTTAGAGCAACACCTAAAAGTAACTCTTTTCCAGAATTAGGAACGGGTACTAACCAAAAAGAATCCGGGGTTTTTTGTAAATATACCGTAGGTGTTCCTCCACGATCACGCCAATCGGGATAATTTAACTCTAAGCTTCTAGGGCTAATAGGGTCTAAATCATGCCCATCATAAGTAGCCCACAATATTTGATGTACATCGGTACCAGTGGGTTGGTCAAATTCATACTCGTGTGTCCCAGAAACAGTAGTAATGTTATCTAAATCTTGTACATATGCTTTACTTTTCTCACAAAATTCTATAGTTGCTGAACGTAAGTTAGACTCTATTAATGCATCGGGGCAGCCCGGTACATATGGTAAAACGTCCCTTATTAAAGAATCAAAGCTAGCCATTATTTCTCAAGGCCTCCGCTTGGGGTGAAATATCTTCTTGTTGTGCAAAGCCACTACCTAAGCTAGTTGCAAAGGCATTGAAGTAAGCAGTTGCTTTCTGGATACCTCCACTAGCTTCTGCATCTTTTAAATATGCTCGATAGATAACAAAATCAATTAAAGCATTTGCAAAAATATCGTCTACCTGTATTAAAGTGCTAGCTGCACCAATACTTGTGGGGTTTTTTGAATAAATTACTTCTACATAAGCATTACCAGCAACTCCGGGGTAGACATAAAATTTCCTTGGGTCACGTGGGTCAAACATAAAGTTTTTAACTATAGTTCCATGCGTAGCACTACCTGTAACAGTAGGGTCGTGCCAACTAGGGTCAACTGAATTAATCGCTTCAAACTCAGTTCTTCTTACAGCTCTAGCGCCAGTAGCGTCTGCTGCCGTACCAGACATATTTCTTACTATTTTTAATAAACGAAGACCATCACTTGGTATTGATTGTTCAGTACCTGTAGTTAACTGTACATTACTATGCGTTGCAGTTGCATCCGGTCTTATGTTTGCAACCTCTCTTTGGGCATCACTTAAATAATCAAACAATTCGCCATCTGTCCAACGGACACCGGTGTTATCTTGTAATACATTACGTACCCTGGAGAGGATGTGTTGTGCTTGTAATGTGCCGGCCATTTAATTATTTTTTCTTAGTTGTTTTCTTTTTAACTGGAGCCTCGCCATCTTCCCACGCTTCATTAATATCTGGGGTAGAAGGGTCGTCTGCTTGCAGTTGTCCTTTTTCATTTCTTGCTCTTACTGGTTCTTTTACTTCTTCTTTTACTTCTGTACAACCAGCTTGTAGGCACGCATAAGCAATATACTCTGGGAATTCTCTTATTTCCCCTGCGGCTACTCTAACTGCATCACCTGTTGTCAGGGATACATGTAAATCTGTTGTTGATGTTACTTTCATTCTTTTCATTTCTTAACTCCTGTATTGTAAGAAAGGGGTGGCTATCGCTAGCCACCCAGTTCTAATTAAAATGCGCAATCAACTCTGATTACACCAAAGTCTTCGTCCTGACCGGAAATGTCAGAATTGTAGA